CATTTCCAATAGAAGCATACTTAGTAAACTATGAAGGATTTGATAATAATAGTGTTTTAATGTCAAAATTTGGTGTCAGGATCACTGATGAAATGACATTGATTATATCAAAAGAAAGATTTGATATGTACATTGGAGAAATGGTCAAGTCTATAACCAATGTTCCTGTGACTGGAAGACCTAATGAGGGGGACTTGCTTTATATTCCTCTTTCTGACAGTTTGATGGAAATTAAATATGTTGAAAATAGAAAACCATTCTTTCAACTACAGAAAAATTATGTGTATGAGTTAAGATGTGAACTATTTGAATATGAAGATGAAGAAATTTCTACTGGTATTTCTGATGTAGATTATTCATTAAAAGATCTTGGATATGGTGCTGTTCTATCTTTATCTGGACTTGGAATCACTGCAACTGCATATACTGGATTAGTGAATGGGGGAATTCAAAAAATAGATGTTGTTAATGGAGGATATAGATATTCATCTACTCCATCTCTTGTAGTCACTTCACCAATATCTGGTATTAGGGGAACAGCAGTTGGAGTAATGACAGAAACTAGGACATTAACTTCAACAAAAAGTTTAAACAGAATTTACATAGAAAATCCTGGAGCAGGATATTCATATAGTTATCCTCCTGATGTTTCTCTATTTGGGGGTAATGGATATGGTGCTTCTGTTAATGTGGGAATAGCAACTTCTGGAAGTATAGGAATTGTTACTTTATCATATGCTGGAACTGGATATGTAGCACCACCTGCAGTTACAGTCTCCTCTCCAGTTTCTGGAGGAACTACTGCTGTTGCTGTTGCATTCTTAAATGCTACTGGGGGAATCTCTACAATTAGAATAGTAAATGCTGGATTGGGATACACTGCTGCACCAACAATTACCATAGGAGCAGGATCTACAGTTGCATCTGGCAATTATGTGTTTGGAGAAAAAGTTGTAGGATCTATTTCTGGTGCCATTGGAATAGTTAAAAATTGGGATGCAGCAACTAAACAACTTAAAGTTTCTGGGATGGGAACTGATTTTGTTCCTGGGGATGTTGTTGTTGGGGCAGCAAGTAGTGCAACATATATTATTGGAGGGTATGAAATCTATGAACTTCAAGAACCAGCTTATGATTACAATGATGAGATAGAAGAAGAAGCAGACAGTATTCTAGACTTTACTGAAATAAATCCCTTTGGTGAAGTTTAACTAAATAAAATAAACTGCGCTCATAATGGCAAGGCAATTAATATCTACAGGTGCAGCACCTAATGATGGAACAGGGGATACTCTGTCACAAGGTGCTACCAAGATAAATCAAAACTTTACTGAAATCTATACCACTTTTGGTGATGGGGTAAATCTATCTGGGTTTCAAGGAGCAACTGGTGCTCAAGGTCTTCAAGGTGTAGTAGGTCCACAAGGACCACAAGGAGCTGGTCCTCAAGGACCAGAAGGACCTCAGGGAGCACAGGGATTTCAAGGTTTAATTGGTCCTCAAGGAGTAGGTCCACAAGGAGCACAGGGAGATATTGGATTTGCTGGAGCAACTGGAGATTTAGGTCCTCAAGGACCATTAGGACCTCAAGGAATACAAGGATTTCAAGGTCTTCAGGGATTCCAAGGAATAACAGGACCACAAGGATCTCAAGGATCATTTGGTCCACAAGGAACTGCTGGATTTACTGGAGCACAAGGAGTTCAAGGATCACAAGGAATTAGAGGTCCACAAGGAGTTCAAGGACCTCAAGGTACAGGACCACAAGGCAGTCAAGGCATTATAGGACCACAAGGAGCGCAAGGTGCTCAAGGTATACAAGGACCACAAGGATTTGGTCCTCAGGGATCACAGGGCATTCAAGGACCTCAAGGACCTCAAGGAACACAAGGACCTCAAGGAGAAGTTGGACCACAAGGACCATCTGGATTGCCAGGGGGACCTCAAGGATCAGTTGGTCCCCAAGGAATACAAGGACCCCAAGGATCTCAAGGTAGACAGGGTAGTGTTGGATTCCAAGGAATAACAGGAGCAAGAGGTCCACAAGGAGCTCAAGGAATTCAAGGATCTCAAGGAATAACTGGACCTCAGGGATCTCAGGGAGTAATTGGACCCCAAGGAACACAAGGAGTTCAAGGTTCTCAAGGTGTATTTGGTGGTGCTCTTAATGTTAGAACAACTACAAGTTCTTCCACTGGATCTGTTGGAATTGGAAGCACTACCAACATAACAATTGTTGGATATAAATCATATGCATTATCTAAAGTTGAAACTTCTGCTGCTGCTAGAGTTGTAATCTATTCAGATACAACATCAAGAGATAATGATTCAACAAGAGCAGAGGGAGTTGACCCATCTGCAGGTTCTGGAGTTATTGCTGAAGTGGTTACAAGTGGATCTCAAGTAAAATTAGTAAGTCCAGCAGTAATTGGATATAATAATGATGATCCAGTATCAACTGACATTTATGCAAGGATTTCAAATAAATCTGGAGTATCTACAGATATTAGTGTCACTCTATCAATTCTCCAACTAGAGAATTAAAAATAAATAATATACTTAGGAACTTTTAACATGCTTGGTAATTATTTTTATAATAAAGGAATTAGCAAGACTGTAATTGCTTTTGGTACTCTGTTCAACAACATTCAAATTAGGCATGTTGATGAATCCGACAACCCAGTTTCAGTCTTAAAAGTTCCCCTTGCTTATGGACCAACCCAAAAGTTCTTAGCAAGAATTGAACAAAACCCATCAGGTGACAGAAAGATTGCTTTGACATTACCAAGAATGTCATTTGAAATGGTTTCTATTGATTATGATGCTACTAGAAAAGCATCAACAATTCAAACTTTTAAGAGTGCTGAAGTTACTGATGGCACTCAATCAAGAAGAGTTTATATGCCTGTCCCATACAATTTGGGATTTGAATTAAACATTATGGCAAAAATTCAAGATGATGCATTACAAATTGTAGAGCAAATTTTACCATATTTCCAACCATCATTCAATGTAACAGTAAATATGATTCCGGAGATAGGTGAGAAGAGAGATATTCCAGTTGTCTTGAATAGAGTTGGATTTAGAGATGATTATGAAGGAGATTATAGCACAAGAAGAATTTTAATTTATACTTTAAACTTTACTGCAAAAACATACATGTTTGGTGCAATTCCTTCAGATGATCAAGGTCTCATCAAGAAGGTTCAAGTTGATTATGCAACTAATGCTATTAGAAATGCAAAGAGAGAAGTTAGATATACAGTAACTCCTAAGGCACTGGAAGATTATAATGATGATAATATTATAGATGCAACTGATGATTCTCTGATTGAATTTGGCGATGACTTTGGATTTAATGACACAGTAGAAGAATTTGTAGACTTTAAGACTTACAGCAACTCACAAGGAACTGATGTGGACATCTGATTATGAAAGACAAGTATGAAGAAATTGAACAAGCACTGGACATTGAAACTAAAATTGTTGAAGTAGAACCTGTTGAAATAAAAAAAGCAGAAGTTCCAGATGATCCACAAAAAGATTATGAATACACCAGAGGTAATCTTTATAGTTTGATTGAAAAGGGACAAGAAGCAATAAATGGTATTCTGGAACTTGCTCAAGAGTCTGGTCATCCAAGAGCATATGAAGTTGCAGGACAATTAATCAAATCAGTGGGAGATGTAAGTGATAAGTTGATGGATCTACAGAAGAAGATGAAAGATCTAGATGCTCCACAAAAAGGTCCAACCACAGTCAACAATTCTTTGTTTGTTGGTTCTACAGCAGAGTTATCTAAACTCATAAAGCAAGGACTTCTAAATAGTACAGAGGAATAATGTCCAATGAAAGATCCAAAAGGTCCTGTAAAAGCATATAAAACTCCAGAGGAACTTGCTAAAAAGCATAAAGTTACTCTGGATAAAATTGTACAACAGGTAAAAATTGGAACTGAAATTGAAGGGGAGCATACTACTAGTAAGAGTGGAGCAAGAATCACTGCACTTCAGCATGTAGATGAACTTCCAGATTACTACACAAGACTCAAGAAAGTAGAAAAAAAGAAACCCATGAAAGAAGAAACAACTCCAGAGGAACAGTATAAAAAGGATACAAAGTATTGTCTCCTTTGTAAAAAGAACGAAAAAAGAGAAGAGTGTTCATGGGGTCCCTCTATGTGGGACAAGTATACTATTGCTAAAATTCATCCAGCAAATGAATCAAAGATTCATGAGGATCATAAAGAAATTGCTTCTGGAAAGAAGAAAGATGAAGAAGGATATATGGCAAGAGTTGAGTTTGATCAAATTGAAAGGGCAGTTAGTATTTTAAGAAGCAAAATTAAAAAGGGTGATCAACAACTCCCTGCTTGGGTACAATCAAAGATTACCAGAGCAGCAGATTTTATTGATACTGCAGCAGAATATATGTCTAGTGATGAGGGTGTTTCTGAAGGCATGTCTTATAATGACTTCATCACAGAAGTTGCTGCATGGCAAAAAAAGGAAGGTAAGAATCCATCTGGTGGACTTAATGAAAAAGGTAGAAAATCTTATGAAAGGGAAAATCCTGGGAGTAATCTACAAGCACCTCAACCAAAAGGTGGTCCACGTAAAAGATCATTCTGTGCTCGTATGGGAGGAATGCCTGGTCCTATGAAAGATGAAAAAGGAAGACCTACAAGAAAAGCATTAGCACTCAGAAAGTGGGCATGTTGATATGAAATCATACAAACAGTTTCTTTCAGAGAGTATTAATATTTCAGGTGACTTTAATGGCACTTTGAATATTGGGGCACAACCAACTCCCCAAAAAGTTGGGGAAGAGTTTGCTGCAGACTTTGTTTGGCAGGGTAGCATTTACAGAATAGAGATGGTAACTGATAGTGGGATCCCATCAAAAGATAAATTAGCAGAACAATTGCAAGGAGAATATCCAGGTGCAATGGTTCACCAAATCTATCCAGCAACTCCAAGAAATACGAACATTACTAAAGTAAATAGATATCATCCAGCAAAACTAGAGTGGATTTAAGTTATGGCAATTTGGAATATAACTACTCAAGATTATTTAAATCAAGAAAGATCTTTATTTGAAGTAGTTGGTGTAGCATCAAGTGATGGTCAAGTAATATCAGAATTTAATCCATTTCCAGTAACAGGCACTATTGGAATACAAACAGGTACTGGGTTAATAATTAATCCAGATAATAATTCGCATGATGCTTTTGGTAGACAGAGAGTTTCTGAACCATTTACCCTTGGTGATTATAAACATCTATATGCTATTGATACCAACTTTATTGATAGTTCATCAGGGGCTGGTTCAACAATAACATTTAAAGTAAACCAAGCATGTGCAAGATTACAAACTGGCATTGGAAGCACAGCATCTAGTATTCACCAAACAAAGTTTTATCACCATTATCAACCAGGAAAATCGCAACTAATTTTTAGTTCTTTTAATTTTTATGCACCTCAACAGAATGCAACAAAAAGAACTGGATACTTTGATGATAGAGACGGAATCTACTTAGAGCAGGTTGGATTAAGTACTTCTGATGGAGTTAATGCTGGAATAGGAACTTATAACTGGGTCATCAGAACTTTTACATCAGGAAGTGCAACAGAAACAAGAATTCCAAGATCACAATGGAATAAGGATAAATGTGATGGAACTGGTGCTTCTGGTTTTAATATTGATTTTACAAAAACTCAATTAGCATTTATTGACTTTCAATGGTTAGGTGTTGGTAGAGTTCGTTGTGGTTTTGCTCACGATGGAAAGTTAATTACTGCTCATGAATTTTATCATTCCAACAACAATCCAACAGTTTATATTGCAAATCCAAACTTACCAGTTCGTTGTGAGATAAGAAATACTGGTGTTGGTGTGGGAGCATCATTTGATCAAATTTGTTCTACTGTTGCAAGTGAAGGTGGATATGTAGAAAGTGGTGTTGATTTTGCATACACAATGACAACTACAAGATCAATTCCAACTCCAGGTGGAACAGAACTTCCATTAGTTGCTATTCGTCTCAAAAATACTTTCCAAGGATATCCAAACAGAATATCAGTTAGATTAAATAATATTTCACTTTATGCTGAGTCAAATAGTATTGTTTATAAAATTGTAAAACTTCCAAGTTCTGCTTTTATTGGATTAACTACTTTGGGTAGTGGAACTATTTGGACTTCTGCTTCTGATAATAGTGGTGTTGAATATTGTATCAATGCTACAGTTTATAATGATGGTGAGGTATTTGCTTCTGGTTATGTTCCATCAGGATCATCTCAAAACTCATTATCCCCAGTTGCCTCTGGAACACTCACAACAGCAAAGAAAAATATTATTGTCCAAAACCTAGAGTCAACAAATTCAGAAATTTATGTAATTGTTGTAAGAACAATATCAACTAGTGCTGGTGCTGGTGCTCAAGTTGCTGCATCACTTCAGTGGAGAGAAATTTATTAATTTATGGCTGATAACATTTACTTAGGTAATCCCCTTTTAAAAAAGGCAAATACCTCAATTGAATTTTCACAAGAACAAATTATTGAATTTGTTAAATGTAAGAATGATCCTGTATATTTTGCAAAAAATTATGTACAGATCGTAACCTTGGATCATGGTCTTCAACCATTTAAACCATATGACTTCCAAGAAAAATTAATTAAAAATTTCCATAGCAATAGATTTAATATTTGCAAGATGCCTCGCCAGACAGGCAAATCTACAACTGTTGTATCTTATTTGCTTCATTATGCAATCTTTAATGACAATGTAAATATTGCCATTCTTGCAAACAAAGCATCAACTGCAAGAGATTTGTTATCAAGATTACAAACTGCATATGAAAACCTTCCCAAATGGTTGCAGCAAGGCATCCTAGCCTGGAACAAAGGTTCTATGGAACTGGAGAATGGTTCCAAGATTCTTGCTGCTTCCACTTCTGCATCTGCAGTTAGAGGTGGTTCTTATAACATCATCTTCCTTGATGAATTTGCATTCGTTCAAAACCATCTTGCAGATGACTTCTTTGCATCTGTATATCCTACCATTTCTTCTGGACAATCTACAAAGGTAATCATTGTTTCTACCCCACACGGTATGAACCATTTTTATCGTCTTTGGCATGATGCAGAAAGGGGAAAAAATGAATACATTCCAACAGATGTTCACTGGTCAGAAGTTCCAGGAAGGGATGCAAAGTGGAAAGAACAAACTATTGCCAATACTTCAGAACAACAATTTAAAATTGAGTTTGAATGTGAATTTTTAGGATCTGTTGATACTTTGATTGCACCAAGCAAACTGAAGAGTTTGGTATATGATGCTCCAGTCAAAAGAAATAAAGGATTGGATGTTTATGAAGATGCAGATCCAGATAAAGATTACTTAGTTACAGTTGATGTTGCAAGAGGAGTTGGTAGTGACTACTCTGCTTTTGTAATTTTTGATATCACAAGTTTCCCCCATAAGATTGTAGCAAAGTATAGGAATAATGAAATTAAACCTATGCTATTCCCAAATATCATTTATGATGTAGCAAAAGCATACAACAGTGCTTACATTCTCTGTGAAGTGAATGATGTGGGGGATCAAGTGGCAGCAATCATCCAATATGACCTGGAGTACCAAAATCTTCTTATGTGCTCTATGAGGGGCAGAGCAGGGCAAATAGTAGGACAAGGATTCTCAGGCAAAAAGACCCAACTTGGATTAAAAATGTCCAAGACAGTTAAGAAAGTTGGATGCCTTAATCTTAAGACTATGATTGAGGAGGACAAACTAATCTTCAATGACTATGAGATTATTAGTGAGTTAACCACATTCATTCAGAAACACAACTCATTTGAAGCAGAAGAGGGATGTAATGATGACTTGGCAATGTGTTTGGTCATCTATGCATGGTTAGTTGCTCAAGACTACTTCAAAGAACTCACAGAACAAGATGTCAGAAAAAGATTATATGAAGAACAGAAAAATCAAATTGAGCAAGATATGTCTCCTTTTGGGTTTATATTGGATGGCACAGAAGCATTAACAGCAGAGGTGGATGCTGATGGAGATGTATGGCATACAGATGAATATGGGGATATGTCATATATGTGGGATTATAAATGATGGAGTTAGATGATCAATTTGAATTAGAGCATCTATTCCTTACAGAAAGAAAATGTAGAGTTTGTGGAGAAATTAAAGACCTAATAGATGGATTTTATTTAACTCGTAAACACAGGGGAGAATTAAAATCTGCATACTCTTATGAGTGCAAAATTTGCACAATAAAGAGAATAATGGAATCAAGAAAGCACAATAAACATAAAATAGAGTGGGGATATCCTGACTGGTAGGTGTTCACTGGCAGTTTCCCCAATTTAAAGTTAGCAAATTATAAATACTTTTAGAGCAAAACTGAAAGCATTAGAGGAGTAAAAATGGCTTTACGCTTAGCATCTCCAGGTATCAATGTAAGAGAGGTAGATCTTACAAGAGGTGGTATCCAAAATACCACTTCATTGTCTGCAGGAATTGCAGCTCCTTTTGCAAAAGGACCTGTAAATCAAATTGTAACTATCAGAAATGAGGATGAGTTAAAGAGAACTTTTGGAACTCCATCCTTAAATGATTACCACTATGAGTACTGGTACTCTGCATCCAACTTCCTGTCTTATGGTGGTAGTTTAAATGTAGTAAGATGTGGTGGAACACAATTAAATAATGCCAATGCTGCTGTTGGAGTTTCTTCAGTAGGGTCATTGAAGATTGAAAACTTTGATGACTATCAGGCATCACACACAACAGACAGCACTTGGTATTGGGCAGCAAAAAACCCAGGATATTGGTCAGAAGATCTAAAAGTATGTGTCATTGACCATCTTGCAGACCAAATTATCTCAGGAGTATCCACTGGGACTGTTGTAGTTGGTGCTGGAGTAACTCAAGCATTAACTGGGATTGTAGCTGGAGTTGGAACAACCTCAGCAGCATCTGGTTATCTAGAAGGAATTATTACTGGACTTGGATCTTCTGAGTTCTATGTAAGAGTAACTTCAAAAGTAATTGGAGGAACTAGAACCTCTCAACTATACACTGAGAATGGTTCTTATGCTTTTGGAGTAGGAACAACTACAAATTACATCAACATTGGTGTTGGTGGAACCTTAGGAACTGTTTCAGGAAACACAGTTTCAGATTGGTACAACAATCAAAACATTTTAGACACTGCCAGAGGGGACTCTGCAACCATAGCATGGAAGAGTGTTGCTCCCAAACCAACCACTAATGGTTATGTAACAGACAGAGGTGGGGCAAACGATGCTATGCACATTGTTGTCATTGACAGCAAAAAGTCAAATAACATCAGTGGAACTCCTCAGACAATTCTTGAGAAGTTTATCAATGTATCTAAAGCAACTGATACCACTGTTTCTCCATCAACAAAGGTTTACTACAAAGATTACATTGCACTGAACTCTCAGTACATTTATGGTGGCAAATCTCTTGGAGATACTGCAGATGCTTATTGGGGAACAACCCCAAGAGCAGTTAGATTTAGTTCAGGACTTACTGCAGCATCTACAACCTCAGGTGTTTGGGGAACAGTTGCAGAAGGAACTACATTCAACTCAATTGGAAATGCATCCTTCACTTTAGGTGGTGGTAAAGACTACAGCACT